AATCAATTACTGTTAACTTTATGGCTTCTATCATTACCAGCCTTAAGTCTGGGTCAACGTCATCTAATTTTGCTAATGATGATTTTCCAAATTTAAACATCTTTCCCTCTTTCTTTCATGATTTTATTTCTTTGCACCTTACTCCAGCTAAATCCAGAATTTCCACCCCATAACGCCCATGCTATTCTACCTGCTGATGGGTATCCTTTTTCACCTGCATTATAACCTTGACCTTGCTTATCCACTTCATGTCTTGAGAAAAAAGAATACATTCTTAAAACAGTATCAGCAGACATATTATCACCACTAATAATTTGATTGGCTCTTGTTACACCCACAGATGTTCCACCTCTCTTAAATTCTTTTCTCCAATCTAAGCCTTTTCTTGCTTCTGTTTTCATTCCAGATGTTACGGTAAACTTTAAATCAGATACAGCCTTACTGCCTTCTACAAGAGAGTCATATTCCTCATGGGTATTGCAAGGCATAAATACTTCCTGCCCTTCTCTGTCCATTGTATGGCTTCCTACACACCCTATTTCTTCCGATCTGGCTTCAGCTTCTTCCTCATTGTCAAATACATCTTCTTCCAGCATTGCTTTTGTGCCGTATGCCATTTCCATTTCTTCGTCATACTTAGCGTTGCCTTCGGAATCTACAGGCGTATCATTATCTTCTTCATCTGTTGAATCATTAACCTCACCCAATGGGAAAAGATTTGATTGCACTAACAATGAATCAGCTCCGTCTATTGGCTCAAGTCCCAATCTTTCTCTTGCTTCATTCCTAGTAATTATTCCATTTGTAACACCTTGACTTACATTCTCGTAAACCTTGCGTCTTTTTTCTGCCATTGCAGGGATAGCATCTAAATCATATTTGATTGTGATATCACCATCATAGAGAGGTGCTAACCATTCATTTAAATCACTTTCAACTCGATTAAGTAATGGGATAATAGTTTCCTCATACAATGATAATCTGGCTTCAGCAACATTGGCATAAGTGGTATCAGATAATCCAACCAATTGAGCTGGTACACCAAAGCACAATGCAATCTCTCTGGCACTCATGTTCATAAGTTCCAAGAAATCCATGTCTTTAGGATTTAATCCCATTTGTACATAATCAAAGTCTCCCTCTAACAACATAGGTCTACCTGAATTATTAACTGAAGAAAAACGGCTTTCTAAATCATTTAATACTGCTGCTCTCTGGTCATCAGTTAAAGTTGCAGTCATTCCAGTCTCATCTTTGGGCTGAAATTTAAGCATAGCTGAAGGAGTACAACCGTTCTTCAATAATGACACGTTGTGTAATCCAGCCATATTGTGTTGGTCAATATTATAAGATGCTGCTGACATTGGGGATAAACCATAAAAATCATCTAACGGATTCCATAGCTTTACATGTTTAACTTGAGATGCTCCAGTAAACTTATCCACAGGATATTCACTGATAATTTTATTATCTATTTTATAGCAGTAATAGTCAGGAATCATGGAACTACTTGCCTTGATTTCTATTCTATCTGGGCGTAACAAATACAATTCTTTTGGTATGCCAAATTCTTTATCTCTTAACATGTACGAATTACCGGATATCAACAGATAACTTATCATGCTATGGAAAAACTCTACTTGAGACTGCAATGGGTTAGGTCTATTAAGCAATGATATTAATTCATGATTGTCTAGTTTATCATCTCCAGAATATACATTTATTTTAACGGCTGATGCGTTGTTAGCTATTAAGTTGATAGAACGATAGGCTATAGAATTCTGCTCATAACCATCTTTAGAAAAATCCTGATACTTTCTGTGCTTACCAGCATAGCTATTTAATTTATTAATAATAACTCTTGGTGCGTCTTTTCTTTGAAACGGTTGTGCTTTCTTACCTATAAACCTATCAAATAATCCCATTATATAATCCTCAAATTAACTGATTCTAAAAATTGCTTTGCCTGATGACTGCAAACTTGTTAATGCCCATACTACAGCATCAAGTCTATCTGGGCTTTTTGTTGTATACGGTGTATATGAAGTCATCTGATCTTCCAACTCCTTAAAAAATCCAACATGATGAACCTTATCCTGTTCGTATAATGCACTTATCGGTTCGGCTCTCAACATTTTTCCCCTTGTTGCTCTGACTGATGTATAAGGAACATTTACATCTTGCACTCGCAATAACTTTTCTATTAAATCACCACCATTATTTACTTCACAAACAATACGGTCTGCTTCAAACTGATAATAACACTCAATAGCCTTTTTAATCCACACATCAGGACTAAAAATACCACTAAAATCTTCTAAAATATAGTATTGATTATCTTCAGACCTTCCAGCAACAATAATTCCAGTTTCATCAGATGATGCGTTAGAGGTAACGGCTGGGTCAACTGCTACTACAATTCTTGTTAGTGTTGGGGTTAGCTCAACTCTGTTTTGCTCAATGTTAGCACCATTGAATAATGCACCCTCTATGTCTTCTAATATCTCAGCATACAATTCTTGGCGTCCGAGCCTAGTGCCTTGGTATCTGTCTTTGAGCATCTTAATAGCAGACGGAGCAAGGTTATCTACATTTTCAAATGTACTGCCTTTAATTATCTTGGTATCAGACCTGACTGCCAACTCTTTGATTAACTCTGTTGGTCTAGGCGTTGTGGTAATAATACATTTAGGAGTCTGTCCTAGCCTTAATGCCATCATTAAGTTATCAAATGTTTCTCGATATCTCCATGAAGCTAATTCATCACACCATATTCTATGGAACTGCACTCCCCTTAAACGATCTGGCTCAATAGCTGGGAATCCCATTATCTTACTACCATTAAAGAATGTTATTTCACTATCAGTTTTGTTATAACCACTATCGTTAAACAAATCTCTATCCAGAATTGACAGTATCCCACTCTCTCCCTGAAAACATATCTTTCTTAAATCACTATGCGTTGGAGCTATCACGCCACATATTACATTTGGATTTAATAAACAGTATTGAATAATGTCGTAAGCTCCCAAAAGAGTCTTTCCGAATCCCCTTCCTGCCATCACTAATTGAATATTGTAGTCATCTTCATCAATAATGATTTGTTTTTTACGAGCTTTTGTATACCAATCAGTTAAGAGTAGTGTCGCTGTCTTTTTCTGCGAGTTTAGCTCGTTGAATGTCTTTGATAAGTTCAGAGAACTTGTCGTCTTGCTCTGTGCCATCTTGTATCTCCAATACTTGTCGCTCTGTCCAACGTGCTTGAGTTTTTAACCAGAATATACAGGCTGTAACTGCTTCTCTACCTGTGCCAGTTGCTATCTTAAAAAGATTCTCGGATATTTTAGCATTAGCTGTTGCTTTGCCTTTCATTAAATCATCAGAATAATACTTATACAGACTAGGCTTAGAGATATCTAATATCCCACATATTTGATCATGTGGTATTCCTAGACCTGATAACTGCGTTACCATTCTTGCGTTCTCATCTGTTTTGTTTACTATTTTTGGCATATATACCTTTTATAAAGTAAAAATAAAATTTAGTCAAACTTATCAAGACTTTTTCCACAATGTGGACAACTGTTTAATAAAGTATCTTCAGTCAGCTCAAAGTCTAATTCCAATTCAAAAGTATCATCAAACATAGTCCTCTCTCTTTCCTGTTTAGCTTCTTTCTCTTTTCTTATAACCTCATGCTCTCTAATAATTCTTTGTCTTTCTACCTCTTGCTTTGCGTCTAATTCTTCTTGCTCAATCTTTAGCTGTTCGTCTGTCTTATAAAATATTCTTTCGTAATTGATCTCGGCACAATTCCTTATAGAAACTATGGCTTTCTCTATAGTGCAGATAAAGAACTCTCTTTGTTTGTTAGGTCTTAACCCAGTTAACTTTCTATGTACTGTCTTTTCTATCTCTTCGTATTCTTCTACTAGAGCATAGTATTCAACTACAAATGGTTCAGGTACACCTGTTGAGTATAATTTATCTTTCCGTTGAGTTGGGTCGCTCTTAGATATACCAATCTTAATTCTTTTATCGGCAAAAGATTTATTGCTCATTATGTATATAAATCCATTCATCATTAGTTATCTTCGTTATTGTAAGTCTGTAAAATACTATAGCCTATGTACCATGCGATCTGAGGCACTATTGCATTGCCTAGTCCTTTGATTCTTCCGACTCTACCTTTGTCCAGTCCATAGGAAATCCCATCAGGAACTCCACAAAATTCGGATTGAGTTTGCCACCAGTTCTCTTGGCATGAGGATATACTTTGTCCATCTCTGTCGCTAATTGTTTTTGATTGCACCCTCTCCCTGTATCTCTTGTGTTGGGTGTCGGATAATTTTTCTCTAACACTACTCCTCTCAAATTCCCTTTTGCTATATCGTGAGGAACTCCATCTTGGTTTAGCTTCATGAAAGCTCCGCTCGCATCTGAAGTCTTTGGTGTCGGATACATCTTCTGTTTCTCCAGAAACAACATCGCATCGCTCAACTTCGCTCCGAATGTGTTCTCTGGTTTGTTTTTCTTCCTCAGAATAAAACTGCCACTTGGGGTGCGTTCCACTCTGTCGCTTTGTTCTCCCCCTTTCTCGCAAGATACTGACGGTGTCGGATAATTCTTTATGTCCGATAATCCATATTCGTTCTCGTCTGTGCCAAGCTCCGATCGTTGAAGCTGGAACAATAAATGTCCTTGTGTCGTAACCCTCAGTTTCCAAATCCTTGAGTACGGTATCGAGACCGAGTTCAATGTGTCCACTAACGTTTTCTCCAATAAACCAAGACGGTTGGCACTCTTTGACAAGCCTAAAAGTGTCTGTCCAGAGGTGTCTTGCATCTGATTCGCCTTTTCTTTTCCCAGCAACACTAAAAGGTTGGCAGGGGTAGGAACAAGTGAGTATGTCAATTCTTCCAGTTCCAGTTCTCTTTTTGATTTTTTCATATGTCAACTCCGTTAAGTCATTAAATATTGGTATGTTTGGAAAATTCTTTTTTAAAACTCTTTGTGGATATTTTTCTATTTCGCAAAAAGCTATAGTATTAATACCTAATTCACGAAAAGCTAATCCCCAGCCACCTATTCCAGAACATAAGTCTAAATGATTCATAATTTACTCATTAAAGACCACACATTCCTTCACATGCCATAAATTCAAAATTCATTTGATTATCATCTCCTGCAAAGTCTATTTTATGTATTGGCTTACAGTCATTGTGTAAATACATTAGTCCATTCCTTTTATTATTCTTTTTATATTTGTCTGTATTTCTTATCGCCATATCTATAGTAACTACTTCTTCCCATTCTTCTTTGTTTTCTTTTATCTTTGCCCATTCTTTGTTTGAATGAAAAGGGCAGAACGTACAAGCACTTCTTGGTGGTTGTGGGTAATTATTATCTTTTGACCACATTAAACAATGGTATCTAGTCATATTTTTTTCGACCAATGGGTATTGATTCTCAATGTATGTAATAGGGTTTACTTTCATTCTTTGGGTTTCGTCCAT